TACAACACCAGGTACTAATACAAGAACATTTTGGGAACGTGACCCTAATGCACAATTCCAATACTTAGGTAGTTCAGCTAATTATACTTTAACTATTGATGGTAATAATGGTAGAGTAGGTATCGGGGATACAACTCCAAGTTATACTTTAGATGTTAATGGTGATGGTAGATTTGTTGGTAGTGTTATATCACAAGGAAATCTTGTAGAAATACAAGGTACTTCACCTAGAATTAGATTAAATGAAACTTCTGGTGGTGATTGGACTATGTTAGCAGATGCTAATAGATTAGACTTTAGAGAAAATAACACTAGTAATACTAGAGCTAGAATATATGCTGGTGGTAATACTGCTTTTGGTGGTAATTTAGCTGTTGGTCATTTCACGGATACTACAATTCCATTAGAAGTGAGGGGTTCTACAACTGCTTTACCAGCTTTAGGGGCAGCTCCATTACAAGCTAAATTTGGTGCATCTGCTTATGGTACTTTATTTACAACATTAGGTACTGGTAGTGGTTATATTCAACAAGGTAGAACAGATGGTATCGCAACAGCCTATGATTTACTTCTTCAACCTTTAGGTGGTAATGTAGGTATAGGTAATACTTCTGCATCTTACAAACTAGATGTAACTGGTGATGGTAGGTTTACATCAACAGTAACTGCAACTAACTTTATATTAAGTTCAGATAAGCGATTAAAGAAAAATATTAAAAGTATTAGCTCAGATGACTATGTTAATGTTGATTGGAAAACTTTTGAACTTAAAAATACTACCCAAAAAAGATATGGTGTAGTTGCACAAGAATTAGAAAAAGAAAATCCTGAGTTTGTAAGAACAGATGATAAAGGAATGAAGTCAGTAGCTTATATAGATTTATTAATTGCTAAGATTGCTGAATTAGAGGCGAGATTAGAAAAAGCAGGATTATAATGGCTGTACCAAATACAACAACGTTTAGTTTACAAGATGTAGTAAATGAGATTAACCCTACCACAGATGATCTGGTAGATTGTGTGGCAGACGCTACCTTAGGACAATATGATGCAACATACTTCACAGCACCGGCTACAAGTTTACTAGAATTTAGAAATTATGGTGCAATAACATCGGAAGGTCCTTTATTACCAAGTACTGGTGCTACTGGGGGTGGTGCGGGTGATGCTTGGTCAAATCCTACTCGTATTCAAAATGATACTGGAGATGATGCAGCTAATTCAGCATCTTCTTTTATATCAGCCTCTGGAACTTCGGAATACTTAAATGCTACCAATTTTGGTTTTGCAGTTGCAGGAACTCCTGTTGGTATTGAAGTAGAAATAAGTAGATCACCTTCAGTTGGGGCAGAAACCTACGCATTTGATAATACAGTACAATTAATAGTTGGTGGGGCAGGTGCAGGTAGTAATAAAGCAGTAGGGCCTACTTGGGCTAGTGGGTATAGCCATATAACTTATGGTGGACCTACAGACTTATGGGGCTTAACACCATCTACTGCACAAGTCAATGCTTCTAACTTTGGTGTAAGACTATCGGTAGATAATACTAATGTAGGTAGTGGGGTTAATGTATTCGTAGCTCATATTAAAGTAACCATCTATTGGTAAAATTTAGTAAATCAGTAATTAACGTAATAATAAGTTATATAACAAGTTAATTAAATTAAATAAATAATTATGGCAAAAGTAAAAACATTAAAAAAGGAACAAGTACTTGCAGGTGAAGACCTCAAGAAGTTACAAGAGTACTACGGATTTACTAATAATCTAAAGCAACAAATTGCAGAGGCAGAATTGAGTAAGTTATCTTTAGTAAATAAATACAGTCAAGCAGACGTAAATTTCAAAAAGTTTGCAGAAGGTCTAGAACATAAGTATGGTGTAGGTATTGCAATAGATATGGCTACTGGTGAATATAAGACTGTAGAAGAAGAAGAAGAAAACAAAGATGGGACTGATACGAAAAATTAGTATTGGGCCAGATTATAAGACTGCCATGCATTACTCTGTTGATCAGATAGTGTATGGTGGTCATATTATAGTGGATATTCAAGAACTAGAAACAAAATATGTTATATTAATAGAGAAAGATAGTGAAATTAAAGAGTGGAAAACATTTAACAAACACATGGGAGTATCTATTGAATATAACATCGACTTTGACTAAATGAAAAGTGTGCATGACTACCTAATAACTCCAGAAGGAGAAAGATATAATAATGTAAGTGAATCAGGTTTAATCCTTAATACGGAAATGCAGAATCACAATTATGTAAATCGTGAAGCTATAGTACTTAGTACACCCGCTTTAAGTGATATGTCTGGGATCGAAATAGGAGATAAGGTATTAATACATCATAATATATTTAGACGCTTTAGGGATGTCTATGGGAACGAAAAGAACAGTAGAGCTTATTACAAAGAAGATCAATATCTTTGTCCATTAGCTCAAATATATATGGTTGATAAAGGTAATGGGTGGGAAGCACTACCAGGTTACACATTTGTACAACCAATAAAGGAAACACGAAAATTCAGTAGCAATAAGGAAAAGCCTCTATGGGGTATTGTAGTTTTCGCAGATAAGGAACAACCAGAAGTTAAGGTAGATGACGTCGTGGCATTTGGTCCTAGTAGTGAATTTGAATTTGTCGTTGACAATAAAAAAGTCTACCGTATTTTATCTTATAATATTACAATAAATAATGGACGTAAAAGAGACGAAGTTGCGTATAATCCAGGCTGGGCAAAGGGCAGTTGAAGAATTAATTAAAGTAGCGGAAGAACCAATTATTGGGGCTAAAGGTACTATGATTATTGAAGGTGAAGAAGTACCAATGAGCAGTGATGAACTATCAGCAGATAAACTTAAAAATGCAGCAGCTACTAAAAAATTAGCAATATTCGATGCTTTTGAGATACTTACACGTATTGAAGCAGAGAAAGCAATCTTAGATGATAAGCCAGTGGAAGATAAGAAACCAACTGGGGGATTTGCTGAAAGACGTTCAAGGAAAAAATAATGAAAACGTACGAGCAACAACTATATAAAATTATAACCCCAATTCCTATTAATAAACTTAAAAGGTTTAATAAATCAAAGAAATGGGAGTACGGATATAATAAAGATCATGATATCATTATTATAAGTAAAGATGGTACTATAGGTGATGTCTACGAAATTTTTAGTGATGGTAACACAACAAAGGGTTTAAAAGTAGCACTACCAAAAGTTCCTGGCAAGGTTAATAAGAATGCACAGAATCCCACAGATCAAAGATGGACAGTAGCAGAAGAACCAAAAGAATTACAAAGAATTAACAGTATATTTGAGTGGGAGGCTATGCCAACCGCTTTTAAAGATAAATGGTTTCCTTACATTGATGAGCAATTTGATTTTAGGGAAAAAGGTTATTGGTTTATGAATAACGGTGAGGCTACATATATAACAGGTAGTCACTGGGTTTATCTACAACATTCAAAGATTGATGTTGGTAAAGCCGATTTTAGGGAGTCAAACAGAATATTTTATATTTTCTGGGAGGCCTGTAAAGCAGATTCAAGATGTTATGGAATGGATTATCTTAAGAACAGACGTTCTGGGTTTTCATTTATGGCATCAGGTGAAACGGTTAACTTAGGTACACAACTTTCAGATGCTCGTTTAGGTATTTTATCTAAGACTGGTGCAGATGCTAAAAAGATGTTTACAGATAAGGTTGTACCTATATCACTTAACTACCCATTTTACTTTAAACCAATACAAGACGGTATGGACCGTCCGAAAACAGAATTAGCATACAGAGTTCCTGCAACTAAGTTGACGAAGAAAGGAATGATGAAAACTCAAGGAGATCCAGATCAAGATTTTATGGATCGTATGGAAGGCCTTGACACTACAATTGACTGGAAGAACACTGGTGATAACTCCTATGATGGTGAGAAATTAAGATTACTAGTTCATGATGAAAGTGGTAAGTGGGAAAAACCTAATAATATTTTAAATAACTGGCGTGTAACAAAAACATGTTTACGTCTTGGTAGTCGTATCATCGGTAAATGTATGATGGGATCTACTTCTAACGCATTAGATAAAGGTGGATCAAACTATAAGAAAATGTGGTATCAATCAGATATCAACAAACGAAATCGTAATGGACAGACTAGCTCGGGATTATATTCTTTGTTTATCCCAATGGAGTGGAATTACGAGGGATACATTGATTCTTATGGACATCCTGTCTTCGATACTCCAAGAGAACCCATCATTGCACTTGATGGTTCCTATATCGAAATTGGTGTAATTGAACACTGGGAGAATGAGGTAGATGGTTTAAAAGATGATGCAGATGGTTTAAATGAATTTTATCGTCAGTATCCAAGAACAATAGAACATGCTTTTAGAGATGAGACTAAAAATAGTCTATTCAATTTAGCTAAGTTATACGAACAAATAGATTATAATACGGGTACCAAATATCAAGGATTAGTTACTAGGGGTAATTTTCAGTGGCGAGATGGTATTAGAGATACGCAAGTACAGTGGGTACCAAATCCTAATGGAAGATTCTTTTTATCCTGGACGCCTGACCCACATTTACAAAATAATATAATAACAAAAAATGGAGGAAAATTTCCAGGGAATGAACACATGGGTGCTTTCGGTTGTGATAGCTACGATATATCAGGTACTGTTGGTACTAGGAGTTCTAACGGTTCTCTACACGGACTTACAAAATTTAGTATGGAAAATTGTCCGCCCAACTTATTCTTTCTTGAATATATCTCGAGACCGCCTACAGCGGATATCTTCTTTGAAGACATCTTAATGGCGTGTATCTTTTATGGTATGCCAATATTAGCAGAGAATAACAAACCAAGATTATTATATCATTTCAAACAAAGGGGTTATAGAGGTTTCTCTATGAATAGACCAGATAAAGTTTGGAATAAGTTATCAGTAACAGAAAAAGAAATTGGTGGTATACCAAATTCAGGACAACAGATTATACAAGATCATGCTGCAGCATTAGAAATGTATATTGATAAACATGTAGGCCTTCAACCAGATGGCACGTATGGTACAATGTACTTTAATAGAACGCTTAATGACTGGGTAAAATTTGATATAAATAAAAGAACTGATCATGATGCGAGTATAAGCTCAGGGTTAGCAGTTATGGCATGCAATAGAAATCTATATAGACCTACTGCCCCAAGAGCAATAAATAAAATAGACCTAGGAATTGGTCGATACAATCAGAGTGGTGGACGCTCTAAATTAATTACAGAATAATAGATATGGCTGAGTCAGTTATAAAAAGTTATTTCCCGAGTCAAATAGCATCGGATCTTGAAAAAGAAGGTGTAGATTACGGATTGAAAATTGCAAAAGCAATAGAACAAGAATGGTTTAAAAGTGATTCTGGGGAAAATAGATTCTCTAGTAATCAAACAACTTTCCATAATCTTCGTCTATACGCAAGAGGAGAACAATCTATACAGAAGTATAAAGATGAACTTGCCGTTGATGGTGATTTATCTTACTTGAATTTAGATTGGAAGATAGTTCCGATTATACCAAAATTTGTTGATATCATTGTTAATGGTATTACTGAAAGACAGTTTAAGGTTAAGGCATACTCAATTGATGAGTATGGTGTATCTAAACGTACAAAGTATATGGAAAGTATCTTACGAGATATGGACACTCAGGAGTTAACTGCATTTGCAGCTGAACAGTTTGGTGTTAATCTTAGTGAGAATAATCCAGTTAATTTACCAGCTGACCAAGAGGAGTTTGATTTGCACATGCAAATGAACTATAAAGATAGTGCAGAAATTGCAGAAGAAGAAGCTATCAATAAAGTGTTTGCAGATGCTAAATATCCTGAAACTAGAAAACGAGTTGTGTACGATGTTACTACTATTGGTATAGGCGTAACTAAAACTGGTTTTAACACCGCAGAAGGTATTACTGTAGATTATGTAGATCCTGCAAATTTTATATGGTCATATACAGAAGATCCTTATTTTAAGGATGTTTATTATGCAGGTGAAGTTAAAACAGTGCATGTAACCGACCTAAAGAAATTATATCCACATTTAACAAATGAAGATTTAAAGTCAATTACACAACAAGGAGTTCAACAATCAAATTACTATAATAGGTCAGCATCGACAACAAATGAAATCGATTCTAACTCAGTACAAGTATTGTTTTTTGATTATAAGACTTACATGCATGAAGTGCATAAAATAAAAACCACAGCAACTGGTGCAGAAAAAGCAATTAAGAAAGATGATAGTTTTAGTCCACCTGAAGATTTAACAGGAGATTATACAAAAACAGAGAGATCGCTAGAAGTATTAATGGAAGGCGCTTATATTTTAGGTACTAACTTAATGGTTAAATGGGCTAAGGCTGAAAATCAAGTAAGACCTAAGTCAGCACTTCAAAAAGTTAAAATGAATTATAGTATATGTGCACCACGCATGTACAAAGGTAAAATAGAATCTACTGTTAGTAGAGTTACTGGTTTTGCCAATATGATTCAATTAACACATTTAAAATTACAACAAGTATTATCAAGAATGGTACCGGATGGTATCTATGTAGATGCAGATGGACTTGCAGAAATCGATCTTGGTAATGGTACAAACTATAACCCAGCAGAAGCAATGAAAATGTTTATGCAAACAGGTTCGGTTGTAGGAAGATCCTTTACAGGTGAAGGTGATATGAATCCAGGTAAAGTACCTATTCAAGAATTATCTTCAGGTTCAGGTAATAATAAGATTCAATCTTTAATCAGTACGTATAACTACTATTTACAGATGATACGTGATGTGACTGGATTGAATGAAGCACGTGATGGTAGTATGCCAGATGATCGTGCTTTAGTAGGTGTTCAGAAATTAGCTGCGGCAAACTCAAACACAGCTACAAGACATATTGTTGATGCAGGTGTATCTATTACACAAGATACTGCAGATTCAATCTGCTTACGTATTTCAGATGTATTAGAATATTCACCTATGCGTGATGAGTGGTTAAGAAGTTTAGGTGCACATAATGTGGCAATCTTAGATGAATTAGCTGAGCTACATTTGAAAGATTTTGCTATCATTATTGAATTGATGCCAGATGAGGAAGAAAGACAAGTATTAGAAAATAATATACAAATTGCACTATCTGCAGGTATAATTGACCTGGATGATGCTATTGATATTAGGGAAGTACGAAACATTAAAACAGCAAATCAATTATTAAAGTTAGCTAAGCGTAAGAAATTCGAAAGAGAGCAAGAAGCTAACCAAGCTAATATACAAGCACAAGCACAAGCGAACCAACAAAACCAGCAAATGGCTGCGCAGATGGAAGTTCAGAAAGGTGCTGCATTAGAACAAGCTAAACAAGGAACATTAGCGTTTAGTGATACGCTGGAAGCTAAGAAGTTAGAAAGAGAAGTAATAGCAAAAGAAAAACTAATGAGATTAGAGTTTGAGTTAGGAGTGGAAATGAAAAAGATTGAAACACAACCAAACGCTAAAGACCACTTTGCAGAAGGTAGAAAAGATGAAAGAGAAGTTATGAAAGAGAGAAATAAAAGTGATATGCAAAAAGAAAAATTAGGTGTACAACGTTTCGAATCAAAAGGTAACGATGTAATAAACAAAGGGATGGGCTTAGGTTCCCATGATCCTAGGTAATAATAATAAATGTATAATTATATAATATCATATCAATGGCAAAAGAAACAAAAAACGACGATAATGTCGTAAAGATTAACCTGCAAGAGATTGCTGAAAAGCAAAATGCAGCAGTAGATGAGGTACATAAAGTAGACTTATCCAAACCAAAAGTAGAGGTTGAAGAAACAGTTATAGATGAAACAGTCGAAGAAATTACAGACGAAGTTGTTGAGCCTATTGTGGATTCTAGCGGGAGCGACGATGATACTGGGGGCGATGATGCTGTTGACGCTGATCCTGATACTGATGACGACGTAATTGTTGAAATCACAGAGGATGAAACAGATGAAGTAACTCCGGAAGTAGCAACCACTGTTTCTGAAGAAGAAATAGAACAAGCACAGTTACCAGAGAATATTCAAAAATTAGTTGAATTTATCAACGACACAGGTGGAACAGTAGAAGATTACGTATTACTTAATAGAGATACTGACGCACTAAGTGAATCTCAGTTATTACTAGAGTATCACAAAAGTGTTGAACCTGGGCTTGAGAATGAAGAATACCAATTTATTATGGAAGATTCTTATGATTTCGATGAAGACATAGATGACGACCGTACTATAAAGAAAAAACAAATAGCTAAAAAGAGAGCAGTAGCGAAAGCGAAACAACATCTTGAAGGGCTAAAAACAAAATACTATGACGAAATCAAAGCTGGTTCTAAGTTAAATCCTGAACAAAAAAAGGCAGTTGATTTCTTTAATAGATATAACGAAGACCAAAAGGGTATCGAAAAGACCCGCACTAAAAGGCAACAAGTTTTCGCAGAAAAAACGAAAAGTGTATTTAACGACGAATTCAAAGGTTTTGAGTTTAAGGTTGGTGAAAAACGCTATCGTTATAATGTGAAAGACGCTAAAGGTGTTATGAATGCTCAAGCAGATATAGAGAATTTTACTAAGAAGTACTTAGGCGATGATAAGACTCTACAAGATGCTCAAGGATATCACAAGGCTCTTTTCACAGCAATGAATGCAGATGCAATCGCAGACCACTTTTATAAACAAGGTGCAGCGGACGCAATAAAAGGTTCAGCAAAAACAGCGAAGAATATTAACATGGGACCCCGACAAGGACATGATAATAAGATTCCTAATCAAACTGGATTTAAAGCAAGAGTTGTTGAAAATGAGACTCCTTCTGGCAGATTGAGAATTAAAAAATAACTATAGGCTATAATGAAATAGCCTTACAAAATTAAAAATTATGGCAGGTTCATTTGCAACCGGCGGGGCATTCCCCGCATCATTAACTCCATCGCCTACGAAAACATTGTTTGACGGCAATTATTTAGCGATTGGATCAAATGACTTTAACTTCACAAAACAATTCTTACCAGAAGTGTATGAAAAAGAAGTTGAACGTTATGGTAACAGATCTATCGGATCTTTCCTACGTTTAGTTTCTGCTGAAATACCAATGGCTTCTGATGAGGTTGTATGGACTGAACAAGGTCGTTTACACGTCGCTTACGATGATGCAGTTATTGCAACTGTTAACGATAACACTGACAACACTATTACTATTACAGCTCACGGAATTAAAGTGAATCAAAATATAGTAGTATCTGTAGGAGCAGTTTCTGTTAGAGCATTCGTTAAGGCGATTACAACTAATAATATTGAAGCATATCCATACGATGCAGCTACATGGCCAGCATCTTTCGTTGCTGTAGGTACTAACCCAGATTTATCTGTGTTTGTATTTGGTTCTGAGCATGGAAAAGGTACTTCTGGACAAAGAGGTAGTTTAGATGCAGGATTTCAAAAGTTTTCTAACTCACCAATTATCATAAAAGATCTTTACAAGATCAATGGTTCTGACACAGCTCAGATCGGTTGGGTAGAGGTTACTACTGAGAATGGTGCAGGTGGATACTTATGGTATCTTAAATCAGAGCACGAAACAAGATTACGTTTCGACGATTACATGGAAATGGAGATGATTGAAGCTGAACAAGTAGGTTATTCTATTACATCAGCAGCTGATCCACAAACAGGAGATACATTTACAGTACGTGGTACTGAAGGTTTACTTTCTGCGATTGAATCAAGAGGTCTTATCTTTAACGATAACGATTTTGATAACGCAACTGGACTTACAGGTTTAGCTGAGTTTGATTTAATCTTAGGTGAATTAGATAAGCAAGGTGCTATCGAAGAGAATATGTTGTTCTTAAACAGATCAACTAGTCTTGGTATTGATAATATGCTTGCACGTGCAAATTCTTACGGAACTGGTGGTACATCTTGGGGTGTATTCAACAACAGTGAGGATATGGCGTTGAATTTAGGATTCAGTGGATTCCGTAGAGGATCTTACGATTTCTATAAAACTGACTGGAAATATCTTAACGATGCTTCTACAAGAGGTTTAACAGGGGATGTTCAAGGGGTATTAGTACCAGCTGGAGTATCAACTGTGTATGATCAAACATTAGGTAAGAACATTTCAAGACCTTTCTTACACGTTCGTTATAGAGCTTCAGAAGCTGATAACAGACGTATGAAATCTTGGATCACAGGATCTGTTGGTGCTGCTACAAGCGACATCGATGAGATGAATGTACAAATGTTATCTGAAAGATGTTTATGCGTACAAGGAGCTAATAACTTCATCCAATTTAAAGCAACTAGCTAGTCTAGTCCTTTATATATATAATACAAAGGGGATCTTCAATGGTCCCCTAAGTATTATTTTTTTAACAATTTTATAATATTATATCAATGGCAACACCAAAAAAGAAAGCAACTCCTGCTAAGCCGAAAGCTGAAGCAGTTGAGT